CCCCAAACATTTCCTCTGTTGTTTACAGCGTAGAAAATTCCTTCAGAACCACCTTGACCTGCAACATTCCCAAGAACTGCTTGAGCTCCTGAACCTGTTTCAGCAGGAACTGCCTCAATCATTGCAGTCTCTAAATAGTCTTCAAAACGCAAACGAGTTTCGTGCTCTGATTTCAAATACCACAAGTAACCTGTAGCACCGTTCTCAGTAGTAACTTCAACCCATCCAATTTGAGCCATATCTGAACCATTAACAGCATATTTATCTTTAATGATAATAGGCTTGTTTGAGAAGATTGTATCTTCTGCTTCTAAAGAACCAACCATTCCGTTAGTTCCTTTTTTGAACTCTGAACCGTAAATAAATACAGTACAATTAGTAGACACAGCAAATGCTTGTCCTGCTGCTTCATAGTAAGCTACTTTGAAAGTAGTTGCACTAAGAACATCAGTAACGATTGCTTTGTTGTAAACACCTGTTGAGTTGTTTTGAATCATTAAAGTTTGTCCAACTCTAATAGCGATGTAAGTAACACCTGTATCAGCAACTGTGAAAATAGCTGTTGATGAACCTGCAGCCGCTGCTGAAGTACATAAAGTGTACTTAATGTGAAGACGACCTTGTTCTGCCCATTTGATTTGGTCAGAGTTAGAAGGCATCTCTGCACCTACCATTCTTAAGAATGATGCGATGGTTCTATTACCATAACGCTCAAACTCTTTTTCGTAAGTATCAGGAAGATACTGATTCAAAAAGTTGAAGTTAGTAATATAGTTTGTTGCTAACGCTACTTGCTCCGCTGCCGGTTGTAATGCAAAAGTAGGCGTTGGGTTTAATTGACTTGCCATTTTTTACTTTTTTTAAATTTTACAATCTTTTTATACTACGGATTTTTAGGCCTTTACCCGAATCAGGATTTACCGCTTTTACCTGCATTCCATCCATCGTTTTGATAACCTCAGGAGTTTTTCTTTCAGACATATTGATATTCTTAATGCCTTTCATTGTTCCCTCAGTTGCATCTGATTTACCTTGTTCGTAAAAGAACTTAGCAAACTTCTCAGGATTCATAGCAACTGCTAAAGACCTATGATAACCAACTGCATCTTTAATTAAACCCTGCTCATCTAAAAACTTATTAATAAAGTTTGAAGGAGTAGATTGGTTTTTTTTAAGTTCAGTAGAGTCTCCCGGATTGAAAGTGATTTTTCTGTCATCAACATTAAACTCAAAACCTTTGAATTCTCCGTTAAAAACTTCGTTAGTTTTTTGATCAAACCAACCTCTCTTTCTTTGATTCTCCTCTTCAATAGTCTTCGCTTGCTTAGTATATTGCTTATAGCTTTCGTAAGTTTCTTTTTCCTCATCAGAAACAAGTGACGCACTTGACTCAAGGGGCACTTTGTATTGTTCTTTTTGAGCGTTAAAAAACTTTTTAGCCTCAGCAACAGCCTTTTTTGTTGCAATCTTAACTCTCTTAACGTGTGACTCATCATCAATATCTTCATCATATCGATAGTCGTCCATTAAAGAGTCAATGTCATCAGCATCAAGTCCTTCTTGAGTTGCTGATAAATAATTTTTAAGCAAACTTTCAGGGTTCATAGAATCGTAATCTTTTTTAAGATTAACGAAATCGTCAAAACCTCTTCCTGTTTCTTTTTTGTATTTCATAAAAGCAGCAACATCCTCAGGTAACGCTTCCGTTTCCTTTCGTTCTGCCATTAACTCATCAAATGAATTAATCTGCTTATTGTATCTTTTTTCAATATATGAAAGAACTTGTTGTTCATCTAATTCAGGTTGTTGTACAATATCTTGTACATTATCCTGTTGTTGCACGTAATCCTGTACAATATCTTGTACAGGCTCTTCAAACTGCTCTTCATGTTTGTCAAGCAATTCTTGTTCAACCTGCGCGACACTTTTTTCTTCTGTGCCATCTAATAATCTAACTTTTAATTCCATTTTGATTTGATTTAATTTTTACAAATTTATATAAAATTTTCGACATTTTTAACGCGGCTCAAATTCAGCTAAATCAAACCCATCTAAACTATCTTCGTTTGACTCAAAACTTAAAGGAGGAAGATTGTTTTTACGTTGGTCTATAAGTTTAGACTGCTCTGTATTTTGTTGGCTAATTCTCTTAGCCTTAGCATCTTCACGCTCTTTCTCTCTTTTGTTTAAAGTTTCCATTTGTATTCCATTTAGCTGTTGACTATACTGAAACTCCTCGGCCATTAAGTGAGATTTTAATTCAGCTTCAACCTGCATTGTCTTAATGTTATACTCAGTCTCCATCTGCTTCAATTTCATCTTCATCTCTAATTCAGCCTGCATTTTCTGCATTGCCGTTTGAGCCGCCATTTGTTGAGACTGTAAATTTTGCTGAGATACCATGGCCTGTTTCTGCATCTCCATTTGATCTTCACGCTCTTGTTTCTTAACTCGCTTCACTTTCAATAGCTGATTAGCAAGTTTAAGATTTTTAAGTTCACGAATGTCAATAGCATCCTCAAGATTAATATCTCCTTTAGATAAAGCCATTTGAATATTTGCTTCAAGTTGTGCTTTTTGTTCTTCATCAGGAGCTACCTCTATAAATATACCAAAGTCATAGATATAAAGGTCTGATATTTCATTTAAAATAGAAACATTATATCTTCCTATTTTATTTATAAACTCATCTTTAAAGTCAGAATACTCCAAGATATCTCCAATTCTATATGTCAATGCTTCTGCTAATGAGCGGTATATAAATAAACCACCATCAAGAATATGACGAGTAGCGGTATTTGAATTTAAGGCAGCAAGTTTCTGCAAGCCTACCAATGAATTAGGATCCGGTGTAGAACCATCTCTCGCTTCATTTAGTCCTGTTACCGTTCTAATCATATCCATATAATGATTATAGTTACCTATAAGCATTTGAGTCTTACTAAGTCCTGAGTTTGATGTTAATTGAGTAATTGGAACTCTTGCATTATTAAACTCTCCATCTTGAGTATAGCTTCTACCTATAACACTACCTGTTTGGAAGTATAATCTTAAAGCATCCTCAGGATTATAAGCGGCTCCTGTACCTAAATCAACCTCGTTTAATCCATCTGCATCAATAAATACACCATCCGGTACAACACGATTAATTACCTGTTGTAACTTTAAGTGAGTTATTTGAATAAGGTCAGCAAATGGTATCATTCTTCTTACTGTAGACTCAATAATACCCTTGTACATACGAGGGGCTGATGCAATATAATTAGGCAAAGCATGTTGAGTAGCTGATTTAGGTCTTACCATATTCTCAGATAATTTCCACTGCAACAATATATTAGTTCCCATAACCATAATACCTTCATACCAAACGTCAATAGTCTTTTCTATTTTTTCAAAATTACCCTCTTCCATCATATCTGTTGGAGGGTTAAAACTATCATCTTTCTCGATAAGCCTAGAGCCACCATTGTCAAGCATTTTCTTTTTATAAACCACCTTCTTCGTAGTCTTATAATTAAAATACATTAACGTACACGTGTCTCTTGAGAATACACTGTTCTCATAAAATTGAGCAACATTATAATAATCATACCAACCTTGACTGTACTGAGTAATCTCTTGCAACTGCTCCTTAGTCAAGCTTTGGTCTATCTTCATTAATTCAGTTATCGGTAAAGTTTTAATTTCTCCCCAATAAAAACAATCTCTAAAATAAGGATCTTCAGTATAACTGTAAACTACATTTGCCGGGTCAACATAAGATATTTTAATACCTGCTCCCTGAAGAAACTCATGTTTAGCAATAGAAATACCAAGTACTGTAGCATCATAATCAAGTCTTTTGCGAATCTCATCGTAATGATTTTCATCAAACATAGTATTGATAGCTTCTTCTTCTGCAATTTCTATCGCAGGTTTGTAGTTTAATTGCATATACAATGATAATTCCTCATCATTGTTAGGTAACTTTTCAGGATCCATTATAAATGGATTTGCACCTGACAGCTCTTGTATTTTACTCAAAGCTTCTTTACCAACCATTTGAGATTCTATGAGCTCCTGATGCTTGTTTCTTTTTGCTTGAGACATTGCATCTTGAGAATATGCTTTAACTTTAAAAAGTCTGTTTGACATACCATTTACAATAATGTCAACAAACTTTGGTATTATAGGAACAGGTGTCCAATCTAAATTTAGATAAGACAAATCTCCATCAATAGCCAATTCATTCTTATATTTAGCAATTGACTGCTCACCTCTTGCATAAAGCTTTAATCTATGGAATTCTTTCCATTGTCCATAATATCTACAAGAGTTTCCATCTTTTCTAAACCACTCATATTGAATAGCTTGACCTACTTGTAATCCAAATTGTTGAGACGCTTTAACCGCATCAGTAGCTAACTGACTCGGGAATGCTGACGATGTTATATCTATTGCTACGTTTTTCATGTAATTATATGACTTGTTGTTCCTTCATTCGAATACCTTGCGAAGTTAACAATAATTTTTGAATCTTTTTTTTCAGGTAAATATAAATGCTTTTGATTAGCCATTATTGCCAATCCCGAACTAATGGAAGCATCAAATTTTGTTCTGTCATTAATGTCGAACTTTGCCCAATCTTCTAATGTTCTTATAAATGGCATAGTTCCCATTTCATCAGAATCTCTATATGCTCCTGCTAAGTCAAATCCAACATACCTCTCTATGTAAGACTCAATTGCTGATGCATGAGATTGCTTTACATCTTCAGATGAGTTAGGGATTCCTCCAAGTTCACGTTCAGTTTTTGATAATTTATTATATTGTTTATCAGGTCTATTTAGGCAATACTGTCTATACCCTCTATTTTTAAAGTGATATAATAATCTAGGCTTATTGTTCTCTATAAGAATTGGCATACCGTAAAACACGCAAGCCATAAGTACATCTTCAAAGAATATCTCTGCCGTTTGAGGTCTTGCTATGTATTCTAAAAAAAACTCATTTACAGGAGCCTCATCCATGTGAAATTTAGTAAGACCGTGCAAAGAACCATTAGACCCTCTACCACCCACTACCGCAGATATATCATAGGAGTCACATCCAAAAGATCCAAGGTGTTCGTTACCGGGATACTTAGAGCCGTTTCTTGAATGAACATTATTTTGAAGGTGCTTTGCAGGTGTCCAACTTATTAAAAACCTACCTCTTGTATCAGGAGTAAATATAACTTTAGTATCTTTAATTCCATCCTTCCAATGGAAAGCTCCTTTTGTTAAAAAGTGCTCTTTGACTAAAGTGTCGTTGTAATCAATCTGTTGGTATATCTTTGTAAGATTAAACAAAGACTGTTTACTCTCGTCTCTAAAGGCATGTGATGTTGTTCTAGGAAATTGACGATAAAATTCATTTAAAGCATCAGAGTCGCTCTTTAAAGAATCAACTTCTGCTTCCCAATACTCAACAGCTCCATTTTTTATCATTGAACCATCAACTCCCTTAACAGGAGTCTCAGGCTTATAAAACACAGGCATACCATACAAGTCTATAAAACCTTCCATGTTCCACTCCATTGGAATGAATAAATTATATAAACCACTTTTTGTTTGACCATTAGCATTACGACTTGTTACCATCGAGTCTTCATAAAGAT